CATCCAATATTCTGAAAGAAAATGTTGAAAGGATATTAAAATTTAGTAAGAAATATTTATTTAAATTTGAAAGAGATACAGACACTAACAGTTTAAGTTTGCAATTTAGATGGATTTGGTTTGCAAATTAGGAGGTTGAAAGATGGCAATAACAATTGAAAGATATGCCACAAATGATACAGACATACGAGAAACTAATATATCAGCCGATAGAATAAACGTTAAAATGGATGATGTATTAGCCGATTGTGATAATATTTCTAATAATACGGATGATATAAGGATTTATACCGCAAAGCCATTTAATAAGCGATTAGTTGAAGCCGGTATATGTTTTAAGGCATTTAGAAAATATCCAAGTGTTAGCGCATCCGGAAGGGTTTACGCAGAATTACGGACCGGATCAACTAAAATAATTAATGCATTAAGTAGATTAGTTATAAGCAGCGGCGGACCAATTAACGTAAATGTTTATGAGGCACCAACAATTTTATACGTGGGTACCAATTTAATGATTAAAACTAATTTAAATAGAAATAGCGTTATAACACCAACAGCAACATTATATATAGATCCTAGTGGCATATCCGGCGGTACGGTAATAGATCAAATATATTTACCGGCAATAGTTGGATCAAGAAACCCGCCGGCAATAAATAGACCAATAGAATTAGATTTTATATATAAAGTTAACACAACATATATAGTAGAAATGTTTAATAATGATAACGCGGCGAATGATATTTATTATGAGTTTACATGGTATGAAGAAAGCATTTAAGGGGGTGAACAGATGGTAACAGTAAGCAACCCAAAAGTAAGTTTATTAATAGGCGGGGCGGATCATAGTAATATTAATCCTTTGTTTGATACAACGCCGGCGTTTAGCGTTCAAGCTGCAATAGTAAGATCAACAACAGTAACAGCATACACAGCAGGCCAGTTAATTCTAGGCAATGCAGCTAGTTTACTACCCGCGTTAGATCTATCAACAGCAACCGGATTAAATTTAGCAAATAGGCGTATAGCAATAACAGGCGCGTTTTTAATAAGTGATAATGGAGCCAATAGCGCATTTAGTGGATATATAGATTTTTTTAACGTAAATAATCCAGTTACAACCACAGCATTAGCGGATTATATTACCTTTAATCCAACCGCCGCGGCATTAGCTGCAAATTTTGTTGCAACATTAGAAGGCGTAACAGTTACAAGAAAATATGGTACAACTTCTAATATATCATTGCAAACGGAAGTATTACGAAAATGTTTATTAGATGCGACGGGTAAACTTTATTTTGCGCCAGTTAATTCATTGGCATATACACCAGTAACAGGCGAAACATTAACATTGATATTAAAATTTTATTTGCTTAATTAGGGGGCCGGATTATGGATCATTTAATAAAACCAATAAAAAAGCCATATGTTAAAAGCGGGTTAGTTTTATATCTAAATGGTTATGATTTTAAAAACGCACCGAATACAGTTTTATTACCAGATAGGAGCGCAGCAGGAAATAATGGAACACCGGCAAATTTTGCGTATACAACAGCAAGTGGATCTAATAATTTTGGCGGTATAGCGTTTGATGGAAACAACGACGTAATTAATTGCGGTCATGCCTCAAGCCTAAATTCTAATTATATTACACTAGAGGCGTTAATATATATATCGGTTGATCCAATTATTACGGGGCGATTAATAACAAAAGAATTAACAACAGCAGAGGACAGCTACAGTTTAGCGATTACCGCAGATCATTCATGCGCATTTCTAAGGCAATCAACAGTAATATTATATAGCACCTATAGGATGCCATTTAATACCCTAACACACATAGCATTAACTACAGATGGAACAAATGCAAAATTTTATGTTAATGGTAGGTGGGATAATGGAATAGCATTTACGGGTACAATTGCAACAAATGCATATGATGTTTTAATAGGTAATAATCCAAGCAGTAACAGGCAATTTCATGGTAATTTAAAGATGGCAAGAATTTACAACCGAGGTTTATTAGGCAGCGAGATTATGCAAAATTATAAATCAACAAAATAAAGGGGAGTGTAAAAAATGGCAGCAAGTTTAATTGTAGTTCAGCAATTAGTTAATACGGGGTTAGCGGCAACATATGAGGCGGCAAACGTAGACGGGAATTTTTTTACCAACAATGGAAAATCTTGTATGCATATTAAAAATGGATCAGCGGTAAGCATTACAGCAACATTAACAAGTCAAAAGGCCGATAATTTTGGAATTACACATAATGAAGTGGTTACGGTACCCGCTACAAGTGAAGTTGTAATAAATTATATGAGCAAAAAAAGATTTAATGATACTAATGGTTATGTACAAGTAGCCTATAGCGCGATAACAACCGTTACAGTGGCGGTATTAAGGATGGTGGTATAAATGGCACAAAGCACATTAATGGTTTACACAGCACCAACAACAGTCAAATTTTTTTACAATGATGGACATACATTATTTATAGTTAAAAATGCATCCGGAGCGCCAATAACATGCACCATAGATTCAGTTGCGCTATGTAACCAAGGGGTTGACCATGACATAGTTGTAACCGTAACAAATGCACAAGAAAGGGAAATAGGCCCATTAGATCCTGCAAGATTTAACGACGGGGGATCTAATGTTAAAATGACTTTTAGCGCGGTAGTAAGCGTTACCGTTGGCCAAGCTTTTTTGGCAAAGTAAGGGGGTAATAATATGGCTATTGTTTATGCAACACCGGCAGATGTAGCCGCATACATGGGCGTAGTAGTTACGACATTACCAACAACAATTTTAACCGACATTATAAATGCACAGGAATTAATAGATTATAGTACATTAAACAGGATCATTGATTATAATTTAAACGCATTAGGAACAGCAATAGAAGATCCTTTAATATTAGCAGCGGTAAAAAATGCAACATGCGCGCAAATAGAATTTTGGATCAAGAGCGGCGGAGCAGATAGCGACGTTATAAATAATGGAAGTATATCCAATTTTAGTATAGGAAATTTTAGCATGAATTATGGGGGTACCGGCGCAGGGGCGGCAAGTATGCCAGTATTAGCACCAAGGGCCAACCGTTATTTAATGTTAGCGGGGTTGATGTATAGGGGCGTATGGCGATTGTAAAGGGGGCGTTAAAATGTTTACAATACCAAGCTTTATATTATGCCAAGTAGCAAATTTAGAATTGCATACCGGTAATAATGCTTATGGCGATACGTACGCAGCACCTACAATAATTAAATGCAGATTTGAACCATTTATACAAAAGGTAATTGATACAATGGGAAATGAAGTTATATGCAGCGCCAGAATGTTTATAGATGCAAGTATTGATATTGCACCAGAAAGTAGAATTAATTTTGAAGATCTTGTATTTGTAGTTGTATCGATACAAAAGCAATACGCATTAAATGTATATAGTCACAAGGAAGTGATTTTAAAATGAGCATTGTTGTTAGAAACGAAATTAATATTACAGCAGCAACAGAAAAAATAAAGGCCGGAAATATTCAAGCAGTAAGAAAAGGCGCGGAATTTTTATTACAAAAAAGTAAGGATCACGTACCGCACGATAAGGGGATGCTTGAAAATTCCGGTAGTACAGACTATGAAACAGAAGGGCCAAGCGCTACAACATTTTATGATACACCGTACGCAGTTAGATTGCATGAACATCCAGAGTTTAGATTCAAGGGTAAGGGCCGCGGTAAATGGTTACAAACAGCAGCTAATGAAAACAGCGCGGCAATATTAAAAGTAATGGCTAGATGTATTAAGGAGGCGCTAAAATAATGCTAATTGCAGAAATGGCGCAGTATTTGCAAGATATGAATTTAGGAGTATTTGAAGATGTTTTAAAAGTTGGTACCATATATTTATATACAATGCCAAGTACACCAGATCAAGCCATATGCCTCTATGACAGAGGCGGCACATTAGCAGATGGAAAACTAGGTTATGATCCAGTTGATATTGAAATATTAGTAAGGGGATCAGATGTTATTTTAACGCAGCAGTTAGCACAACATATTTATAATACATTGCATGGATTCCATAATAAAAGTTTTGTAGATGGCGGGATCTATATTATAAATTGTTTAGCAGCACAAGGCGCACCTAACTATATAGGTAAAAATCAAGGCTTACAGTTTGAATTTACATTAAATTTTAATTTAGAAATAAAGAATTTTGAAGGAGGAAGGAATAATGGCGATTACTAAAGTTTTGGCTAGAGATTGGAATTTATTTATTAATACCGGCACATTTGCTGTTCCAGTTTGGGCAGATGTAACAGGGGGAATTAATACTTTTAAATTTAGTAACAAAAAGAAAGATGCAGAAACAACAGATTTTGCGAGTGATGGGCGCGACGAAAGTTTTGCAGCCTCAAGATCAACAGAAATAAGCGCAGAGGGATATTATTTAGAAGATTTATCAAATGGAGATAGAAACGCCGGACAAGAATTGATTGAAGCACAGGCCGAATTAGTAGGCGTTACAAGTTTAGGAGATTTTAAAATTGTATCACCGGCAGGCACATTGAGAAGATTTTACGCGAGCGTTGAAATGGTAGACGTTGGCGGCGGTAATGATGATCCTACATCATGGGGTTATACATTAACAATAAGTGGAAAACCTACATTAGTATAAATTTAACAATTATTTAGGAGGCATACATGGGAAAATTTAAAGATTTTGACGCATTTTACAAAGAAAAGACAGAAGAACTTTTAGTATTTACAATGTTTAAAACTAAATATACCATGCCGGCATCAATGCCGGCCAAGTTGATGATAGAAATTTTAAGAGGCCAGAAGGAAGATAATTTAGATCCTGCTATTGTGCTAAGTATATTAGAAAGTTTATTAGGTCAAAAGCAATTAGAAGATCTAACAAAAAAAGGTTTAACAATGGATCAAATGGAAGATCTAATACAATGGGCATCAGAAGAATATGGAAATAATAAATTGACAGAAGAACAAAAAGAAGTTTTTATCAAAAAGAAGTAATAGATATTATAGAAGATTGGAACATTATAGAGGCAGATTTTTACCGCGAGTATGGTATAGATTTGTCTTTATCTTTAAATAGTATCACATGGCGGCGGTTTTTATTACTTCTTAATAATTTAAGCAGTAACAGCGTAGTTGTTAATATAATTGAAAATAGAAGTACCGGTAAAACTGCAATTAGAGCAGATAAAAACAAGGGTGAAAGGATCATAAAACAATTTTTTTAAAAGGGGGTGAGTTTATTGGCGTTGAATGTAGGAACACTTTATGCAACATTAGATTTAGATTCCGCACATGCAAATGCTAGTTTAGCATCTTTTAATTCAAGCATGAAAAAAGCAGGGGAAAAGATTTCCGGCATGGGTGACAAACTTGTCAAAGGTTTAACATTACCAATAGCAGGCGCAGCAATAGGATTTGTAAAAATGGCCTCTGATTATAACGAAAATTTAAATAAAGTTAATGTTGCGTTTGGCAAAAATGCGGGGCAAGTATCAACATGGGCCAGTAATGCAACCAAAAATTTTGGATTATCCGGAAATGCAGCGCTTGAAATGACTTCTCTATTTGGGGACATGGCCACCGGAATGGGGATTAATACGGGATCAGCCGCAACCATGAGTACATCAATGGCAGGATTAGCGGCGGATTTATCAAGTTATAAAAATATAAGCGTTGAACAAGCACAAAGCGCATTAGCGGGAGTGTTTACGGGTGAAGGGGATTCACTAAAGCAATTAGGAATTATTATGACAGAAGGATCACTAGAGGCATTTGCTTTATCAACACATCAGAAAAAGTTATGGAAGAATATGACAGATGGTGAAAAGGCAACCGTTAGATTAGCGTTTGTAATGAGTAAAACAAAAAATGCAACCGGAGATTATGCGCGAACAAGCGGCGGAACAGCGAACCAGATTAGGGGATTTCAAGCAGCAATAAGTAATTTAAGCGTGGCGTTTGGATCTATATTATTGCCAGTTATTACGCCGATTATTGCAAAGGCCACAGAGTTAGCAAATAAATTTACTAAATTAAGTCCGGCAATGCAAAAAAATATATTAATAATTATGGCCATTGCCGCAGCTATTGGGCCAGTATTAATTGTTATTGGATCTTTAATTACAATGGCAGGTACATTAGGCACAGTTATAGCAGGATTAGGCGCAGCCATGGCATTTATATTAAGTCCAATAGGATTAATTATAATTGGAATAGTAGCATTAGTAGCAGTATTTGTTTATTTATATAAGACTAATAAAAGATTTGCAAGTAGTGTTGTGGCATTATGGACAGATATAAAATCAACTATAACAGTTATATTAGCACAGTTAAAAATTGTGTTTACTGTATTTGTGGCGGTAGTGCATCAAATATGGGCAAAATATGGATCAGCATTATTAACGATTGCAGTAGTAGCATTTAATTTAATTGCATCAGTTATTCGTACAGCTTTAAATATTATCAAAAATGTTATAACTATATTTACCGGTATTGTTAGCGGCAATTGGAGCAAAGTATGGGAAGGTATTAAGGGGTTAGTAGTTACAACATGGAAGGGAATATGGGATGTAATAAGCATTGGATTAAAATTAATAATTAAAGTAATAACATTATATTTAAATATGTATAGGGATGTATTTAACCGTATATGGAATGGTATTAAGTCAGCAACAGCAGCGGCATTTAATGCAATTAAGTTAGCAGTAACTACAAAGCTAACAGCATTAAAAGCAGCGTTAACAATAGCATTAAATGCGGTAAAATTAGTATTTACTAATGCATGGACCGCGGTTAAGTTAGCAGTAGTTAATGCATTTAATGCGGTTAAGACATCTATAACAACAAGAATAACAAATACAAAAACATCAATTACAACAATATTAAACAATATCAAAACAGCATTTACTAATGCATGGACAAGTATTAAGGCAGCGGCAGTTAATGCATTTAATACCTTCAAGACTTCTATTACTACTAGAGTAACAAACACAAAAACAGCAATTGGAACAACAATAACATCTTTAAAAACAGCATTAGCAACAGCATGGACAGCAATTAAAAATGCAGCAACAACAGGATTTAATAAAATTAAGGCAGCAATGACAGCACCAATAACAGCAGCAAAAACTGCTATATCCGGTATAATAACAACAATTAAAGGATTTTTTACTAATTTAATTTTAAAGATCCCATCAATTAAGTTACCTACAATGCCAAGGATTAAAATAACAGGATCATTTAGTATTAACCCGCCAAGTGTGCCACATTTCACATGGTACGGTAAGGGTGGTATAGTGGATTCCCCAACATTTGCAGGGTTAGGAGAAAGAGGACTAGAGGCAGTTGTGCCATTAACCGGATCAGCGGCGGACACATTCGCAAGCGCATTTTTAACAAGATTGCAGGGAGTAGGCGGTGGATCTTTAAGCATGGCCGGAGGTATTACAATAAATATTAGGGGTGATGTTAAAGATCCTGCAACATTTGCAAAATTAATTAGTAGAGAGATTAATAAAGAAACAAATAAAAAGACAAGGGTTAGGGGGTATTAGATGAATTTATATTTATTTGATTTTGATGAAAATTTAATAAGCATTTTAGATAATACAGATCTAATATCTTTTAAACATACAGAAAAATTAACAGGCGAAAATTATATAAATGTTAGCGTTGCAGATAGTAGCATTAAAAGCACAAATGTTTTAGAAGGTAATTATTTTGCATTTTATGATCTTGATAATGATTTTATAATGTTTGAAATATTAACAATTGAAGATGAAGAAACAGATCAAGGAATATTAAAAGCATGTTATTGTGAAAATTGTTTTTATGAATTACGTGATTATGTTATAGAAGATAGAAGAGTAAAGCAAGCAACCGCAACAGTAGCATTAACAGCAGCTTTAAGTGGTACAAGATGGACCGTAGGCACAGTTGATTCGTTTGGAGTTTATGCGCAAAACTTCTATTATCAAAGTAGTTTAGAGGCATTGAATGATATTAAAACAAGATGGCAATATACAGATATTAACAGTAAAAAACAAAGCGGTATATTAAAATATAGATTAATTTTGACAGGGAATGTTATAACATCCCGTATAGTTGATTATAAAAGGACCACAGGCGCATATAGAGGCAAACGGGCGGTTATCGGAAAAGATTTAACAAGTATTAAAAGAACAGTAGATAATACCTATCTTATAACCGCAGCATATGGCCGCGGGAAAGGTGAAGAAATTACATCTGATCAAGAGGCCATTAATACAGATCTTGAACAAAAGGGAATAAAAACTTGTAATGTAAGGACAACTTTTAAAACTACATTATGGCGAAATGATTTCCCAACATTAACCAATACGGGTTTTGAAGATGGTTTTGATCAATGGACAACAATAACAGGAACCACAGCAATAGACACTTTAAGATATTATAGGGGATCACAATGTTTAAAAATGACGGATGGATTAGTAGTTTATACAACAGTTTATTCAACATTAAATTATACAGTAACACCGGCGCAAGTAATAAGCGGCTATTGTTGGGTTAATACACCTACTACAATTGACGGGTACCAAAAAGGTATTAAATTAATGTACAATTTTTATTTAGCGGGCGCATATGTAGCGCAGGCGGTAACAATTTATAAGCCAATAGCGGCAAATAATTGGGAAAAGGTAACATTAATAGCAACAGTACCGGCGGGGGTTGATTCCGTAAGATTTATATTTAGTGGAATAAGTAGTGTAGTTGAGGCCGGCGATATGTATGTTGATGAATTTCATCCATCATTTGCAGCTAACAAACCAACAGGGCAAGAATATGTAGAAGATATTGCAGCTAAAGCGTTATATGGGCGCGCCGGTGGAACAATTAACCGCATGGGGTTATTTGAAGATGAAGAGGAAGTAAACAGCGCTAATTTATTGCAAAAAACATGGGATTATATCCAAGATAATAATACGCCAAAAATAACGTATGAAGCAAAAATATTAGATCTTGAAACCTTAATAGGTTATTCGCACGAAAAAATGCGTATAGGAGATTTAATATATATATTAGATGAAAATTTTAGGGTACCAGTTGACGTATTAGCCAACATAATTGAAATAGAAAGAGATTATTTACTACAAGAAAACACAGATGTAACACTAGGAAATTATATACAAGATAATGCAGATATAAATAAAAGGCAGGCAGATCTTGAAAAAAAAGTTTTAGCTAGAGCAAATGTATGGGATCGTGGAAGTAATTTTGCTACAAGTCCAACCGGAAATAATATAAGAATGGGATTAGTCGAAGGAACATATCAAAGCGCTATAAAATACGAAGATGATAATATACCACCTAACAGTATTGGTTATTTTAGTCCAACAGAATTTAATTATAGTGTAATTAGATCAGATCAATTTATAGGCCAAAATATAATTACAACAATAAGTACAGCATTAACATATTATATAGACAGTTATGCGGGAAATGATTTTAATAGTGGATTAATTGGATTCCCTTATAAAACAATAGGTAGAATAATGATGAATGGAACCATCCCAAAAGTTTTATTAGATTCTATTACAATTCATATTACAGATAGTAACCCCGCAGGCGCCGGAAGTAGTCCATATTATGAAAATGTTATTATTGACGGTATATTAGGATCAGCGGGTTTATATTTAAATTTTGATCAAGGCGTAATTTTAAATGGTAATATTCATTTTATTAATTGCAGTGCATTTATTTATGTACAAGGATCAAAGCCGGCGGCAACAGTTTTATATGGTTATATTAATTGTGTAGATGCAGCCGGAACAATACCGATTTATGTAGATAATTGTACATGGATTTTGGTCCGATATTTAAGGTTAAACGCTAATTTAATTGGGTATTATGCAGTAATAGGCCAAGCGTCAATTATTTCAATAGATCAATGTATTTGTGAAAGGGCAACAATAGCTAGTATTTTATCTAATTATTGTAGCAAAATAAGCATTGCCACATGCATAGGCACAAATGCAACAGTTGGGGCCTATGGAATAAAAGCAATGACAGGCGCATATATTGGATGTTTTGGATCAATACCACAAGGGGCGGCGGGTAACATAGTTTGGACAGCGGGGGCCATGGTAGTACCAAGCGCGCAGACGGGTGAAGCAGTTGTTGCAGGCGCAGCAAGTCCGGCGGGAGCATTAGCACCGGCGGCATTAATAACAAATACAAGTTTGGCATCCAGTAGTTTGAGTTGGCAATATATTTATCAAGCATATAGGCCGGCAGAGGATTATATTTATCAAGGATCATGGGGATTCGGTAACCATATGGGCATAATTTTATTCAATGGGGCGGTTAAATTTAGCACTATAGCAGCGGCAGCAGTTACAATTAAAGCAGCAACCTTATCTATTAAGCGTCGCAATATTGGCGGTTATGCAGAGGCAAGAAACATTGAAATATGGGGGCATGATAGATTGACAGCACCGGCGCCATGGTACGACAGCTATTTAAAACGTGATTATGGCGAAATAGCAAGTATTAAATGGGGCGAGCAAATAAATATTAATATGCCGGCACAGTTTTTATTAGATGTTAAAAGCGGATTAGTTACCGGCCTCGCAATATATGAAGTTGGAGAGGTCCCATATGTTATTTTGGAGGGCGTGACGGAGTATGCAATAAAAATTGTATTTAAATATTAAGGGGGTGATATATTGTTTAAATTTAATAATATTGAAGAAACTACATTAGGATTAAGCGTTAAAAATATTAAAAAATCTATATTGGCACCAGTTGAAACCAGATTATTAAGAAAAACTGCGGGTGATGGAAGTTTTGATTTTGGATCTTTTTTAGGTAATAAAGTAATTGAAGTTACATTTCAAGATAAAACACATTTAACCAAAAAAGCATTATATAATAATATGCTATTAATTGCAGCATGGTTATATCCATTAGATAAGCTTGAAAAGAAACTAGAAATACTTGACGGGCCTAATAATATGGGTGAAGATGGCCGCTATTATTATGCTAAAGTTGACGGATCAACAGATTTAGAAGAAATTTTAAGTTATGGATTATTTACAGTTACTTTTATTGCATCTGATCCATACGCAAGAATAGCGGACCAAGATAATGCAACACAGTTTAGATTTAGTAGAAATTCAACAGCATATAATGGGGTTACACAAGCAGCAATAAATATACCAAGATACCAAGCGGCGGGCCTAAATTATGGTTTATTTATGGAAGCGGGAACCACAAATTTAATAGGCGCGGATAATTTTGAAACAGGCGTAAATAGTTGGTTAGGCAATGCGCACACAGTATCATCAAGCGTAGATTATGCTTATATAGGTACACATAGTTTAAAGTCAGTTTTAACAAACACAGGCGGCGCAACATACCTATCATATGCAATTGCACCATTAATTACGGATTATTTTACATTTAGCGTACAAATATATGCGTTAGCCGGTAATGTAGGTAAAACTATGCAGTTGGCAATAAGATTTACAGGAGGCGCGCATGGGACAATTTATGTTAGAGCAAATTTTGTTTTAGTAGCAGGATGGCAATTATTAAAAGTATCAAGTGTAATGGATTATGCAGATCGTACAGCAATAGGAAGTTTTATTTATCCAACAACAGGGTTTATTATTACAGATGTTTTTTATTCAGATTGTACGCAGCTTGAAAAACTATCTTATAATACAAGCTTTATTGATACAGCAAGATTAGCCGATAACCTTAATTATAATTTAGGGCCGGCATTTAAATTAGGAACAATATTTGAATTAGGAATAACTATATATCCTAATTGGAGTAATACAGATCCACAAGCTAATTTTTTTAGATATGTTTTACAATTATTTGGAGATATTAATAATCATTTTGAAATAGTTTGGAATAATAGTACAAAAAGTTGGTATGTGCAAACTATGATAGCAGGAGTAGTTATAAACGGAACAGTAGGGGCGCAAGTACATGCAGCAGGAAACCAATTAAAATTATTTATAATTAAAACAGCGGCAGGATTTACTCTATATTATAAAAATGGAGCAGCGGCAACAATAAATAGCGGATTTGTAGTAGATGCCAGAAGTCCGGCAATTTTATCAAATTTAACTATTGGATCTGATAATTCAACATTATATTTATTAAATGCAATTGTTAAAGACTTTTTTTACAATGATACTAATTTAACACCATTACCGGCAGACTATGGAATGTAAGGGGGTGGCAATATGTATATTAGCATAGGATTTAATCAAAGCACTAGAGGCGGCATAATAAACATTGGGACCATGACAGGGAACGGGATTATTACAGCATATGTTAATGAAGAAATATCAGAGTATAAAATTATAGATGATTTAACCGGCTTATACATTAGGATAGTAAAAGCATTAATTTCATATGATGTTATTGTAATTAATCTAAATACACAATCTATAACACTTAATGGAGTAAGTGCAATGCAATATTTAGATCTTGCATCCAGATTTTTTAAAATTGGATTAGGCACAACAACATATACTATCACACCGGCAATATCTCAAAGCACAATAATTACATTACAAACTAGGTATTTATAGATTTTACAATTCAGAAGCGGGGGGAAATGTAAAATTAATAATAAATAGGGGGTTTTAATATGAAAATATGCGTAGATATTGGACATAATACAAAAGTAGACACCGGCGCGGTAGGAATAAAGAAAGAAGATCCTTTAAATTTAGCGGTAGGAAATTTATTAATTAAAAAATTAGTTTATACAGGCGCCATAGTTATTAACGCATTAGAATATTGCAAAAATGCGACAACATATAGCACAGGTTTAGCAATGCGGGCGGAGGCAAGCAATAAAAATAATTGTGATTTGTATATATCCATCCACCAGAATAAGTTTGATGGCAAAACGCAGGGCGCAGAATGTTGGTATTATAGCGACGGTGGGAAATATTACAGCCTAAAAATATTGCAGGAAATAGAAAAATTAGGTTATGTTAATAGAGGCCCAAAACTATGCGGCGTAGATGGTAAAAATCTTTATGTATTAAAAAATACAAAATGCGTGGCGGTATTAGTGGAATGTAGTTTTGTGGATAGCGTGCATGATATGAATTTATTTGATGCTAATAAAACAGCAACAGCAATTGCAAAAGGTATAACAGGCCGCACAGATTTACTTAATATTGGGGTAGTAAATGATAATCCAATTACATTAAAATATGTTGTAGAGATTCAGAACCTATTAAATAATATAGGAATTAAGGACCAAGCAGGCCATATATTAGTTTTAGATGGTATAGTAGGGCCTAATACATTATATGCAATGAAAGCATTATATGATCTAATGCTAAAGATATAACCGGCCATGAATACATTTATAAAAATTATAGTAGCTGCAATATTAGTGGAAAGCGTGCTAGAAACTATTATGTTGGTAGTAGATGCGGCAGGCATAAGCAAAAAGGAATTTATAGGTAAGGTAGGATCTTTAATAATAGGATTAACAATTGCATTTAGTTATTCGCTAGACTTGCCAAGTATAATTGGATTAACAGATGGATATAAATTATTTGGGGTAATATTAACAGGCATATTGATTAGCCGCGGATCTAATTTCATTCACGATTTAATAAAGATCATTCAAAATAGCGGTTTAGCAGTAGATGAAAAAGAAAAATAATTATATTCCTTATATATTGCATTAGTGTTATAATGTTAACACTAATGTAACACAATATTATATGGGGGGTTATAGTTTATGGATGGTTTTGTATTAGAAGATATTTTACAAGCAGAAAACAAAAACAAAGCGGATTTATTTCATATGTTAAAAATAGCGGACCAAGTTTATTATATAAATAAATGTATTGATTTAGGGGAAACATTAACAAGCATTGAACAAAAACAAAAGATCTATAAAAAGTCGAATAGAATTAAATTTAAAGAGGCCGGTTATATTTTATTCGATAAAAAATATATATTAGATCCAAGAATAGCGGATGGAAGAAATGCAGCATTGGCAGAGAGTCCAAAAAATTTAGATAAAGATAATACTATAGATGATTGGACACCAGAAGAGGCACCAGATGAAACGGATGCAGGATTATGGCCAATAGAAGATACAAAATATAAAGAAGCTACAGAAGATCACGAAAAAATAAAACTATTATCCGAAAGATTAGATAATCTATTAGATATAGTTACTAATTATGGTAATATACTATATGATTTAGATAGAGAGTTAGGAAAATCAAAGCAGTTACCAGATAAAGAAAATCAAAGCAGATCAATAAAAATATCAAGTGAAGTTATGGCCGGAGATTTAAAAACAAGATCTTTTAAGGTTTACACAGAAACTTTATTAAATTTTATTAAATTTTGTAATGATAATAAAAGCTTTAAGCAGCAGGATCTTATTAGCCAAGCGTTGCATGAATTTATGTTAAAATACGAATAATGGGGGGCAGGATATGAATAAAAAAGATATTACGATATTATCAGTAAAATTGATTATACCGGCAAAGGATGGCAATAAGCCATATAGGATTACTTGTTTACCTAACATAAAACAAGCAAACGTATTTGATGATATAAAGAATATTATTAAAAATTGTACAGATGATATGATCCGAATTGATTACAGCGTTAATTTATTTGATCTTGTTATTAACCATGATGGCGATTTTTTAAATTTAAAATTTGGATCAGATCAGCCTATAGATATTTTATCAATATATAATAACTTATTTGAAACATTAATAATTGATGTAGTTGCAAGGTTAAAGGAATTTTTAACATATGATAGATTAAATGTTGAAGCGGTTAAAGATATGATTAATACTTTACATGAAAATAAGGATCATAATTAATGTAAGTGTTAAAGAAGTGTTATAAAAGTATATAGGATAAGCGGGAAGAATATAATTAAATTTATATTCTTTTTTTTATAAATAAATGTTGCTCTATGTTGCCTCATATGGTATAATAATATTAGATAAAGAGTTAATAATAAATTATTAAAGGGAGCGGATCAAATGAAATATCAAGTTTTAAAAAATGGTAAGAAGATTGAAGTTGAAGTTGAAAAAATAGAATATAAAAAATGTTGTGGAATTGTTACCATAGATAATAAAGAGTATGCGTTTGGATCATCCGGTAGCAATAAGTTTGCGGTTAAAGTAGGCGGCACCAAGTTATTAGAATTATGCAATTCTGAAATAGGCAAAGAGGAAATATATGTAATAGATTATAGTTATAAATTAATAGAAGATATTGAAAATGTTATAAAAAAAGGCGAAAAAAGCAGCGCGGAATATTACAAAAATAAAGGGGATTTTTAAATGGGAATATTAAAAGATTTAGCAAGCAAAGCCATAGTTGAAAAATTTAAATATACTGAAAAGGAATTTATAAAACAGATCACAAGGGATAACAGAAACAAAATAAATGAAATGATGATTGATTACGAAGGATCAGAGGGAAGATTTGCGCGGGTATATGAAGAATGGGAAGAAAGTAACAGAGAATTAAATGCAAATGAATATATTAATGCGGTTTACGATTCATGGATTAATAGACAATAAAATACATTACAATATAATGCAACATATGATATAATGAAACAATAAGAGATAACATGATAATAGGGGGTTAAAAATGCAATACGCGGAATTTAATTCAGTTTGCCCATTTGAAATAAATGATTTTGTAAATTTAGTTTCAGATGGAAAGGTTTATTCAAAAGAAGTCTATAAAATAATTGATATTTTATGTGTACATTCTATAAGATCCAATAAAGTAATTTTTCAATTTATTTTGGTGGATCAATTTTATAGACAAATTAAGCCTCGCGGAATAGATGATATAAAAATATTTAAGGAGGCACAAAATGGATAGAGCATTATTAACAACTAAAGAGTTAGCAACATATTTAAAGATCACAAAAACAACAATAGAAAGATGGCGGGGTGAAGGGATGCCATTTAAGCAGATTGGAAGATCCATAAGATTTGAGAATGATATTGTTATGGCATGGATAGATAAATTTAAGGGAGGCATTAAGAAATGAACAAAGGATTAACAACAATTCCAGAGCAGCCGCAGCAAATAAACTATAATAGCGAGCAAGTACAATTAATTAAAAGTGTATACGCAGCAGGGGCAACCAGTAGCGAGTTTGAATTATTACTTTATATGAGTAAACAATATAATTTAGACATCTTAACAAAAGAAATATTCTTTATGAAATATGGCGGCGTGGCGCAAATATTCGCGGGGCGTGATGGATTCCTAACATTAGCGCATAGATCCGGAATGTTTGACGGGATGAAAAGCGGGACAAATGGGAGCGTTAGAGGCGGCGATTTGGTGGGCTATTGTGAAGTATTCAGAAAAGATATGACTAATACGTTTTATGTAGAAGTGGATTTTTTAGAATACAATGGTAACTCAAAGATTTGGAAAGAAAAACCTAAGACTATGATTCAAAAAGTAGCAGAAAGTCAAGCATTAAGAAAAGCATTTAATATTAGCGGCATATATTCGCCGGAAGAATTTAACACATTACCGGACCAACCACAACAATTAGAGCCACAGCAAGCACCACAAGATAAAATTAAACCAAAGGTACAAGCGGTTAAAGAAATAGCAAAAATTCAGCAGGACAAAGTAGAGGCCCAAAAAAAGCTAAAGGAAACCAAGAAAGCATTAAAAGAAAAGGAATTAATTAATTTAGATCAAAAAGCTGCAATATGGGACCAAGCAAAAAGCAATAAAATGACATTGCCAGATCTTATAAAATTTTCATATAAACATGTTAAACAAAAGGAATTAAAAGATCTAACTTATTTGCAAGCAGTAAAACTTTATGAAGATCTAAAAAATATGGAAATGGTAGAGCAGGAATTTAATAATTTTAATGATTTGGAATATCAAGAAACCTTTATAGATACACCATTTCAAACTAAAAAATAAAAATATACGTACGTAGTTATAATATTACGTACGTAATACCATAAAGGAGCGGATCACATGGAAGAAAAAGAATTAATAGTTAATGATTTTATTGATAAATATTTATATGAAAAAAATAGTGATTGCACAGATGAAACACAAAAATATATATTAGTTAATAAAAAAATAGAATTTAATAGTTGTGGTTCGGTTGACATAGAATTATATGTAAAATGTTGCGGTGGAAAAGTAATATCAATTTCAAGATTTTATACAACAGATATTAAAAATAAAATAACGGAAGTACATCAAATTTCATTAAATGAGCATGATGCAAAATTTTTATTAAGTTTATTTGCAAATGATTAATAAAGGAGTAGATTAATGGACATTGAAGAAAGTTATATAAAAACTATAATTCAAGAATTAAAAATATCTCAGATGGCATATTTAGCAGAAATTAATGGAGTGCATCCAGAAGATGATGAATGGAATTTACAACATTATAATAAATGCGGTGATGTAATAGACTATTTAACAAATGCAATTACTAAGGACATGAACCATTATAAAAATTTATTTTTAAAAGTTTAATTAAAATAGAAAGGAAGTGAATACATGGATTTATGCAAAAATTGTTTATGCGATATATGCACCAATCAATGCCAAAATTGTATAGAATGTAAAAATGCAGAATATAATGAAAATGGTTTTGATTATGAAGATTTAAAATTATTAGAATGTAAATATTATTGCAAAGATTGTGAAGATCAAGAAAATTTTGAACCGCCGGACAAAGTAAAAAAATATGATAAAGAAGAAAATTATGGTTTGTCAGATGAAGAGATCCAAGACGAAGAAAATATAAAAAGAAATGATGAAGAAATGAAAAATTTTAAAGATGATCATCTTAGTTATGGGTTAGCATCAGAAGATCAAGCAGACAACACAAAGTAAAATTAAAATGCAGCGTTAACCCGCTGCATCCTACTAAAAATAAATTATAAAGGAGATCATACAAATGAAAATGAAATACTTTATAAAATCTATTATACCATTTTTTAAGGCAGATAAAGGAAAAAAGTTTTATAAAAGAAGATGGTTTTTTGCATCAATATTATTATTAATAGTTTTAAGTTTTGTTAATGGGAATGATACAGCGCCATCAACAGCAGTTAAAACGGTAACACCAATTAACACAAAAGTAACACCAATTGCAGTAAAGGAAGTTGTTAAAGTTATTCCAGAAACAATTGAGGCCAACCAAAATAAAGCATTTCAAGAAAGAGCCGGAGCAGTTATTCAAAAGACTATTGATAAAACTTATAAGGGTGACGCGTGGCAGGGCGTGTTTTTATCTATCAATGCTTTAAGAGGTACCAAGGGTAATATATTTTTAGAAGTATATACGAGTTTAAGCGCTAAAGCTGCAAAGGATGGATCAGAAGATGTTGCAAAAAGTTTAAATAAAGGGATTATCGAATGGGATATATATATAGCAAATACACCGCATAAAATAATAAGCGTTAAGATCTTTGCAATGGATGGATCTATATTAAATAAATTGGAGGTTAACAGATGATATGCAGCAAAAATAATAAAGAAGATAGCATATATTTAAAAATATTAGATAGATTGATAGAAGAAAGTATAATAATAGATTCTAATGAGATAGATAAAATAACAATGGCGTGTTTAATTGCAGGGTTAAAATGCGACGCGTTAATTAAAATAAAAAATAAATAAAAATATAAACGCCGCGGATCATCACAGCCGCGGCGTTTATTGGGACAAGGTAAAAATATTAGACAAACATAAATTATATTTAGTAACCTATTAATGGCATAATCACCGTAAAAATACTATTAACAGATTCCATTTTTATTATATCATAAATACATATGCAGCGGTTTTATCAAGTCCGCTGCAAAGAGTGAAATTAAAATGTTAAAATGTTACATAGTCTATTTAGTAATTTTTTAATAGAATTGTTTGAATAAAACTATTAAAAGATTCCGCTATTATTATATCATAAAACAAAATAAAAAAGCATGGTGAGCATCCATACTTTTCTATCTATCGAATAAGTAAATTGACATTATATTTAGTAATCTATGATGGGATGTTAAACCGTCGATAGATCCTATTTATTATTATATCCTATTTGGGAGCGGAAAACATTAAATAAATCAAATTATAACCGCTACATCCATTTTAAAATAATATACCCAGAGTATTGTATTAGAAATATAATTCTAAAGGCCACAGATGGCCACAGATTGATTTTTATATAATATTGATACCATTACTTAGGTTATTTATAATTTTGTTTAGGGTTGAAGTTATGGCATCTTGAACAGCAAAACCCGCGCAGCGCCGGAAAATGTTTTTAATTTATTATGTACTAGTTGTGGTTTAATCTATATTCGACAAAAAACACCATATGTTTTAATATTTCCCATGGGGGGAAAATAAACATATAGTGTTTTGTGTGAAAGTTATTTTTAAAGAACCATTATACAAAAAACCAACTTTACAATAAGTGAAATCAGAGGAAAACTGATATTTCAAGTATAGCACTTTATAGTAAATATATTACAAATATTCTGAAAACATTTTCATTCATAAAACGACACTATATTTGTTAATTAAATTATGGCCTATTTTATCAATGTATAAAATAATTTAGAGATTAAAAAAATCGAGATAAAAAGAGGGCGGTTTTGTACTACTATAATAACTAATATAATAGATAAGATAATAACTAAGATAATAGGGGGGCATCAAAGCCAGTGACAGCCATAGATTGCAATAGGGTAATGTATAGTATAATCCGGTATGAATGTATAGTATAATCCGGTTACAATGTATAGTATAATCCGGTATGAATGTATAGTATAATCCGGTGAAATGATAATGTAAATTACAAAACCACCTTTTTTATGTAAATTAATACAGTTACATTTTACATTATATATGTTATTGTAATATTATTAAATAAATGGAGGTTTAACAAATGAAGAAAAAACAAGGTGGTAACTTAGTTTGCGGCAGGCCAGAACAATTTTTAGAGGCAAGATTTAAACTATCTAAAAATGAAAATGATATTTTAGACATGGTATTAGGTTTAATTAAAGTGGATGATAATTTAAGCTATGAAATTAACATTAAGGATTATATAAAACTTTATGATGTTAGTACAAAAAAGGATAATATTTATGATACTTTAAAAAAAGCAGTAAGCACAATGGAAGGGAAAGGATTTAGATTATTTGAGAATAATGGCAAATTTGTTGATGAAACATTTTATGTATGGTTCCCAAAAATAAAATATATAAAAACAGAAGGGAAAATATTAGTAGATTTGCATCCAGAAGTAAAACAAATGTTTAACGAAATGAAGCAAGCTATATTTTATGATATAAAGATTCCTTTAAATTTTAAAAATATATATTCACAAAGATTTTATTATTATTTAAAAAAATACCAAAACACAGGATATAGAATTGATAGATTAGAAGATCTAAAAGAAAAATTAATATGCCCAAAAAGTTATAGCTTATTTTCGGCGTTTAGGGTTAATGTTTTAGAGGCGGCAGAAAAAGAAATTAATGTTAAAAGTGATATTAATTTTACCTATCAATTAATAAAAGAAGGAACCGCAGTTAAAAAAATTAAATTTTTAATTAAAAAAGTTGATCCGAATAGGAATAAATTAATGTTTAATGGGCAAGAAATGGAGCAAAGCAAAATTGATATGCCAGAAAATGATATAGATTTAATAACACAAATAAAAAATAACATTCATAAAACAATGACAGAACCGCATTATATATCATTTATAGAGCCATTAATATTTGAATTTAAAGATCAAGTATTAAACATTTCATCTGATAATACTTTTATTCTAGGCATTGTTAAAAGTAAACATTTAGACATTATTACAAAAGTTTTAAAAGATCTTGAAATTAATTTTGATAGCATTGAGTTTAGTTTTATAGAAGATCCAGAAGAAAAATAATATTAAAAACAGAGGAGAAACAAAAATGGATGGAAACGAATACCAAGATCACGTATTTATTGAAAATATGCAATATAATAAAGTTTTAGTTGAGGCGGGGGAAATAATACAGCTAGAAAATGATTTAGAAGATGATATTAAAGTAAATAAAAAAGAAATAAAAAAACGTAAAGAAGAAATAAAAAAAAGAAAAAGAATGATTAATTATTTAGCAAAAAGCAACCCTAATTTTATGACAATTAGAGCGTTAGAATGTTTAAAATTTAGTTTTAAGTTTGATATGTATTATTTCCCTAGTTTTAATACAAGCACGAAATTTATAAAACATCAATTGGAAAAGGAACATAGGAAAGAGCGGGAAGAGTATACCAACAATTTAAAATAGTTTAATAGCGGCAGGAGCGCCGCCATGAATTATAAAAACATTAGAATTATGATAGAATGATTTATTTTATAATATGCAGCAGCGGAAAATAATATTCGCAGCTGCATTTTTTATTTATTTATTTATCCAATAGTGTTATATTAGTGTTATATTAATGTTACAAATATAAGGAGGCCATTATATGCGGAAACTATTAGATACATTACATAAAGAATTAAAAGAATTAGAAGATAAATACAACAATCTTTATAAGCTACATAAAGATCCTTCAACACTTTTAATTATGCGTATTAAGATGCAGCGCAAAATAAATTCCAAAAAAGAAGTTATTAAAAAAAGAGAGATAGTAGAACAAGAAACCGCAGCAGCTAAAAAATTAATTTGGGATGAATTTAACAAAAATTATTATATGTTTTTAGATTCAGATAATATATAATAATATTACAGAAGTGTTACTAAAGTATAGGAGGCGTGGCCATGGATCAAGCAATTAAAAAAAAGATATTACCGTTTATGAATGACGAATATTATCATAAAAATTTATGCAAAGGCAGCACGAAAACGCGATACATTAAAATAGATCATTTAAAGGTCCGCAATAAATTTATATTAGCATTGCTTTATGCGTTTGATTGTAAAACAGTTGATCTTGCAAATTATTGCGGGGTAACACAAAAGAGTGTAGATACATGGATATATAAAGACGCTACACCTAATTATGTTAATATGTGCAAGATAACATTTTATTTTAATATGCAGCAGGAAATATTATTTAGTCATTATGCTAGTATGAACCCGCAACCTATCAAAGATCTTTTAATAAAACAAGGTAATACCGGCCGGCATGATTTAACCGCGGCCAAAAGAAAAGTTGATAAGCCACTAATATTTGGTTTGATTTGGTTATATCAAATAAATTTAAATATGTTAGCTAATGAAATGGGATTAAGTTTAAAGATGATCCAACGAATTTTATATACAGATAAAAAGCCAAAAGAAATTATAAAAGATAAGTTTGAAACTATATTTCAAATACCAAAAGAGATTTTATTTATGCCAGATTTGCGAGCCAGAACCGCCGAAAGAAGGGCATTAAGCGAATGAATATGAATGATTTAAAGAATGGGGATAGAGTAGAAATACTTTATATGGGTAGAAAAATAAAGGGTAGAATTGTAGCAATAAAATATACTATATTTGTGGTATTAGATAAAAAAAGTGGAATTTTTAATTTCGACGATAAAGAAATAATAAGAAAAATTGAAGATTAAAAAAAGTATTACATAAGCGTAATACTTTTTTTTACTTTTATGTTGTTATTTACGACAAATAATAATAGAATGGTATTATAATAAACCCAGTAATTGTTAATTAGATTAAAAACATTTTACTAATAATTAAATTAAATGTAATTAAATGTATAATAAACTATAAAATAAGAAACAGAAAAGAGGATCAGACCATGGAAAATAAAATAAACAATTTTGAGAATATTATTCCTTTAAAGAGCAATAAAAAAATAGTATTTATAAGGCATATTGACCAGTTGGGGCGTGTTTTGATACCTTCTAAAATAAAATATAAATTGGGTTTTGATTGGATGGATAGAATTAAATTTGAAATAGGCGTTAATAATGACCAGATAATATTCACAGAATTTAAACCATATTGCATATTTTGTGGATCACATGTAAACGTTATAAAATTTAAAAACAAAATTGTATGTAAAGAATGTTTAAATAATATAAAAAGTTTTGATATTAAAAAAATAAACAGATAAAAAGAGGGTGGTGGTAATGCGTATTAATTGGGATCTTATAAAAAATGATTATATCCAATCAGAAGGTAAAATAAGTTTGCAAGATCTTGCAACGAAATTTAATGTTAATTGCAACACGCTGCGAAGCAAGAAAGCGCGCGATAGATGGGATGATATAGATCCAATTAATGCAACAGAAAACGCAACAGAGCCGCCAAAAGTACAAAAACCTATAAAACATTATGCAACAGTGCAACAGAAAAATGCAACAGTCGATAACAAGTTAAACAATAACGAAAACTTGCAACACGCGGGCCAAAATAATGCAACAGAGGCGCCGGCGGGGACCGGTTTAACAGGCAAACAATTGATATTTTGCCACGAATTATTAATTGATTTTAACGCTACAAGGGCAGCGATTGCAGCAGGATATAGTAAAAAAACTGCAAGATCCATTGCATCTGAATTGTTAACAAAACCTAACATTAGCGCAGAGATAACAAAAATGCGGAATGAAATGATTATAAAAGTAGATGTTAATAGAGAAAAAATTCTTATGGAATATATGAAAATAGCATTTAGCGATATAACAAACTATATGGATGTAGGAAGAAAAAAGAAATTAACAGTTAATGACAAAGGCAAAAAAATTTACATAGATTATGATTACGCAAATTTAAAACATGGGGATCTTATGGAAGGTGGACCGATACAAGAAATTAGGATCACCGAAAATGGGACAAGTTTAAAAATGCACGACAAAATGAAAGCATTGGAAGTTTTGAGTAAATACAATGGATTCATGGAAGATGATAACAAGCGATTAATAGAAATAGAAAAATTAAAATTATATAGAGAACAATTAAAATTAGCGCAGGCTAGAGGCACAAACGCAGTTGATAAAGGTAATTTAGATTTACTGATAGATTCAATAAACAATATTGATCTTAATAAATTTGATACGCCGGAGGTGACAAGCAATGATTAATTGGGGGGAATGGGGTGAAAAGTCAGCACGATTTATAACAACACCAATTGCACAGGATGCAAGAATAAATATATTAGAAGGTAGTGTAAGAAGTAGTAAGACGGTAACAATGATACCAAAATGGTTAACCTATATTAAAGAGGCACCAGAAGGATTACTAATTATGACGGGGGTATCAAAAGAAACAATACACGATAATATTTTATTCGATTTATTTGATACAGTTGGATCAAGCAATTATAATTACAACCTTAATAGTGGTGAGTTATTGATTTGTGGCCGCAGAATTAAGATCATAGGCGCCAAGGATGAAGGATCTGAAAAGTATTTAAGAGGCAAGACATTAGCAGGGGCATATTGTGACGAAATTTCATTAATGCCAGAGAATTTTTTTAAACAATTATTAAATAGATTAAGCATTGAAGGGGCCAAGTTATACGGGACAACTAACCCAGATAGTCCATATCATTATCTTTATAAAGATTATATTACAGATCAAAAAAAAATTGATAGCGGCATGGTTAGGGTTATACATTTCGTTTTAGAAGATAATCCTAATTTAAGTAAAGAATATATAGAATTTATAAAAAAGGCATATAGTGGGCTATGGTTTAAGCGCATGATTTTGGGGTTATGGGTACTTGCCGACGGGGTAATATATGATCAATTCGACGCGGAAACAATGACTATAACAAATGATGAAATGCCAGATATGCAAAGATATTTCGTAGGTGTAGATTATGGTACAAGTAACGCCACAACCTTTTTACTATGCGGTTTAGGTATTGATCATAAACTATATGCTATAAACGAATATTACCACAGCGGCCGCGAAGGATTGCAAAAGTCACCGGCACAATATAGCAAAGATTTTATTAAATGGCGGGACCGTTTGCATAATAAAAGCGGGGCCAAGATCCGGCCAGAAAAGATTTTTATAGATCCAAGCGCCGAAGGTTTTATTGTACAGCTTTATGAAGATGGAGTAATGGGGATAGTACAAGCAGATAACAGCGTTAAAAATGGGATTGAATTAACTTCTAATTTAATGGGGGCCGGAATGTTTAGGGTTAATAAAAAATGCAAGAATTTATTACAAGAATTAAGTAGTTATGTATGGGATAGTAAAGCACAAAAGCGTGGGGAAGATAAGCCAGTTAAACTAAATGACCACGTACTAGACGGGTTACGCTATGTAGTTTATTCTACTAGACAAATATGGAGCAGATTTATATTATAAATATAAGGGGGTGATAAGATGGCGGCGAAAAAAGGATCTAATAAATTAGGGCCTATTATAAAAAAAGAAATGGCTAAAGGACATCCACAAAAGCAAGCAATTGCAATTGCATTTAGTAAATTAAGCGCTAAAAAAGGATCTAAAAAGAAATAATAAAGGGGGTGAATTTATATGGCATTACCATTAGATAACACGCCATGGTTACCGAAACGTTGGAAGAATGTATATTATAAGTATGCAGAATGGGCCGCGTGGTATAGCAGCAATATTGAAAACTTAATTAATTTATATACAGATCATTTAAAAGCGCCATATGTACCAAGCAATAGATTTGCATTGCGCCAGTTAAGGCGGGAAATAGAAACCTATTTACACGTACCCGTTGCCGCAGATATTGCAGCCACAAGCGCCAACATGTTATTTGGTGAACAACCTATTATAAGAATACCAGATGCATTTATGGATAATGCAAGCGCGGGAGCCAAGGCAACACAAGATAGAATGGATGTTATATTGCAGAAAGGTGAATTTTATTCTAAATTATTAGAGGCAGCAGAAAGCGCAAGCGCATTAGGTGGAGTATTTTTAAAACCTAATTGGGATGTAGAATTTAAAGATATTCCAATTATTGACATTATACAAGCCGACAATGCGTTACCATGTTTCCAATGGGGATTTTTAAAAGAAGTTACTTTTCATAAAATCGTATGCGAAACTGACAGATACACATATAGATTACTAGAAAATCACACTAAAGGCATGGTTATAAATGCTTTATATAGGGGGACATCTGATAATTTAGGCGTTAGAGTACCGCTAACAGATTTGGATGATACAGCGGAAATGCAAGACGAAATTTTAACCGGCATAGATGATATTATGGTCAGATATATTCCCAACGTAAAACCTAATAGAATGTTTAGGGGTAGTGGATTAGGTAATAGCGATTACCAAGGGAATGAAGGATTATTTGATTCCATTAATCAAGTTTATACCAGTTGGATAAAAGAAATTAAGTTAGGCCAAGCGCGGATTATTGTACCGGAACAATGGCTAGAGCGCGACAATGGCGAATTTAAATTTAATGCAGATCGTGAAATATTTACAGCATTAGACATAGATCCATTAAGCGCTAAAGGTAAGGGAATAGATCAAGTACAATTTAATTTAAGAGTGACAGAGCATAAGGACACCGTCACACAATTAGTATTACAAGCAATTACAGATTCCGGATATAGTCCACAAAGTTTTGGAATGAACATATCCGGAGCAGGCGAAAGCGGGCTAGCTTTAAACGTTAGGGAAAGAAAAAGTATTATAACAACCGGCAAGAAACAAATATTTTTTAAGCAGGCATTGCAGGATATAATTGAAATGTTGCTGCAAATAGATAAATCAATATTTAAGACACCGAATATAGAAGTATTAGCGCCATCTATAGAATTTCAAGATAGTTTAAGTTTTGACCTAGGACAAGTTAGCGGAACCATAGATACATTAAATAGGGCGCAAGCTGCAAGCACAAGGGTAAAGGTACAAATGGCACATCCAGATTGGACCAAGCAAGCCATTGACGACGAAGTTAATACGATATTAGGAGAACAAGGAATAAGCACCGTAAATATAGATAGTATGCCGGTTTAAGGGGTGACAGTATGGCGGGGATAAGTGCAAATACAAATAGAATATTAGCGCAAAAAATTGTAGATCTTTATAATAGCGCGGAAAATTCTATAATGGCAAAAATGACAGCAAGATTAAAAACAGATTTAGACAGTCCATTATGGGAGCAAAAAAAATTAAAGATGATCAGACAAATGCGGCAAGATGTAGAGGAGCAAATAGCAATATTAGATCTTGAATTAGACAAAGCAATAAATGGAATTATTGCCGCAGCATATAAAGAAGGATTAAACGGGGTAGATTTAAGTTTAATACAGCAGGGCATTGCAGCACGAAAGAATGGCCAGTTATATTTTAAAAATCAATTAGGTTTTTTAGAACAAACTATATCCATGGCATTTGGGAAGATAGATCAAACTAAAGTTGAGGCCATGGCAAAGGCATTAACAGATCAGCTAAAAAGTACACATCCACAAATTATACGAGCGGCAGATGATATTTACAGGCAAATAATTACAGATTCCGCTATGCAGATGATAACAGGGACCGCAACCAGATTAGAAGCAATTAGAGCGGCATTAAATAAATTCGCAAATATGGGCATAACAAATTTTATAGATAAAGCGGGTAGACATTGGTCATTAAGCGCATACGCAGACATGGCGTGCAGGTCCAATTTAGTACAAGCGAATTTAAGCGGCACCATGAGCCGAATGGAAGAACTAGGAGTAAATTTAGTTATTGTATCAACACATTCCGGATCTGACGACAAATGTTTACCATGGGAAGGTAAGGTTTTGCGGCTAGAGTAACAAAAAAGTAACACAAAAGTATTTATCAAAAAATCCTTTAAACCATATTGAAAAACCCACAAAATATGGTAAACTTTATTTATAGATTAATAACTAAATATTCCGTTTATTTGTCAAAATAATTTGACACATTAACAAACGGGTTGAATATAATTTAAAATATACAAATAATGGGAGGTTTTACAATGGCAAAAACAATTGTAGTTAATGCAGCAGTAAAGACATTATTAACAAATGCATTTCCTGCTAGTACAGATGCAACAGTTGCCGCAGGATTAACAGCCGCACAAATAACATTTCTAGGCGAATTACTAGGGAAAGAATTACAAAGCCAGAGCAGCATAAAAGGAATAAAAGATGTTTTAACCCGCATAATGGCGGCAACATAAAAATTATACATGCTTTATACATGATTTAATTTTTTTTATACATTCCGCTACCTTTATATTCTATATATGCAAATTATTTGTCGAAATAACGTCGCTAAATTTAGATTTAGCGAAGGTCGCATAACAAACGAAGCTAAGAATGATTAAATATTAACGCATACGTCAATTAGACGTATCAAAATGGAAGTGATTTTATGGCATATCCAACATTAGCAGAGGCCAGAGCAGCGGGATTATTTCATCCGAATTGTAGGCATAGCGTTAGCATATTTATAGAAGGTATCAGCACAACACCGAAAACAAGAACGCCGGCAGAAATTCAAAGCGAACAAAAATTATATCAAGATACACAGAAATTAAATTATATTAACCGGCAGATCCAAAAATGGAAGAATAGAAAAGAAGTGGCATTTGATCAGCGGGATATTATCCAGAGTAAGGCAAAATTAAAAGAGTGGTACGCGGCAAGACATGATTTAATGGTTAATAATCCAAGATTAACGACAGGGTGAAGGTGAAGCAATGACAAAGGTAACAGTTAGGATGCGAAACGGTGAAATGGAAATATACGCGGTTGATCATGCGACAGATCCAATTATATGCGCTGCAATTAGTGCAATATTAGAAACCGCGGTTTTGGGATTACAAGCGATAGCAGATAGATACCCGCAGGATCTTGAGGTTACTATAAGCGATTTACAGATAGTTAAAAATTAATATATGATCCTACTATGAGGATCTAAAATAAGATAGGTATAAGATGGAAACGTTTAATCCATAAAACGGAAGGAGCAAAATTATGAACAAGAAATTAACAGAAAAAATTAAAATAAATCTTTTTTTATTTGGACCAGAGGCAGGCATTGGATCAGATGATACAACAACAACCGACGCAACAGGCACCGCGGCAGATGTAACAGGCACCGCCACAGGTGACGAAGCGGCAACCGGAGCGGACACAACAACAACTAAAGATCCATTTGCAGTATTTCCAGATGAAAAATCATTTATGAGCAGAGTATCACGCGAAGCAAAAAAACAAATGGCATCAATGTTGCAGACATTAGGCATAAAAGACGAAACAACATTAAAAGGATTGATAGAGGCAAAGACAGCGGCGGATGAAGCAAGCAAGACAGATTTACAAAAAGCATTAGATAGGCAAGCGGAATTGATAGCCGAAAGAGATTCAGCCATTGATAAAAACAATGCTAATGTAAAAAATCAAGAAGTTAAAGCCGCAGCAATAGCAGCAGGGGTTAAGCCGGAACGCGTAAACTATTTAATAAAACTAATGGATCTAGGCGCGTTGGATTTGGTAGATGGTAAAGTGGATTCCGTTTTATTAAATAGCCAGATTAAACAGATCACTAGTGACATACCGGAATTATTAGGAAGTGTTAATACGTTACCTAACAAGGGGGGCGCGAGTTTTGGCGGTACCGATACAACACCATTAAGTTATGAGAAGATCCGGAAGATGAGTAAGGAAGAAATAGCCAAGCAGTTACCGGCCATTAATGAATTTATGGCAGCGAACCCGTTAAAAAGATAAAAAAATTTAGGAGGTTTTTATTTATGCTTAATTTAAATTTCATTCAAGAAAATAATTTGATCAAAAGTTTTAAAAGAATTGATCTATTAAAATTAGATAGATTTACAATTAATAATTTTATACCGGCTATATGGTCCGCGCAGTTACTTGTTACATTGAAACAAGCATTAGTTTATGGTCAAGCTAATGTTATTAACCGCGATTATGAAGGCGAAATTACAGCATATGGCGACACCGTAAAAATTAATGGAATAGGTCCCGTTACCGTTGGAGATTATACCAAAAATACTAATTTAGCAGATCCGGAAACCTTGACAGATGATTCAAGATCCCTTTTAATATCTCAAAGCAAGTCATATAATTTTCAGATTGACGATATAGATTCCGCACAGCAAAACCCACAGGTTATGCAACAAGCCATGACAGAGGCAGCATACGCAATAGCTAGGGTAGCAGATCAATATATTGCAGGATTATATACAGAAGTGGCCGGAACAAACTTAATAGGTACAGTTGGGGCACCTATTGTATTTACAGCGGTTACCGACGCATACGAAAGTTTGGTTAGATTAGGCGTACTTTTAGATGAAAACAATGTACCAGAAATGGGAAGATTTGTAGTTGTACCACCTTGGTATCATGGCCTATTATTGAAAGACGATAGATTTGTAAAGGCAGCGGATGCAGCAAGCACAGCAGCACGATTGAATGGCCAAGTTGGTGAAGCCGCAGGATTTACAATACTTAAATCAAATAATGTACCATATTTAACAATAACAACAGAGTTTAAAATCCTAGCCGGTTATAATGGCGCATGGAGTTATGCAGAACAGATTAATGATACAGAAGCATACAGACCAGAGAAGAGATTCGCGGATGCGGTAAAGGGATTGCATTTATATGGCGCTAAAGTAACAAGACCAACAGCATTAGCAGTTTTAAACGTTAATAGACCATCTTTATAAATTAAAGGATCTTGAATAGATCCTTTTTAAAAATATTACAGAAGTGTTACAAATATGTTAGGGAAATGTTAGGAAAATAATAGAAAAATATTAGGAGGTTTTATTTTATGGCTAGACAAGTTTTACCAGTAGCAGTAACAGTTAAAAACGTTTGGTTAGACGTTGCCGCGTTACCATTAGTACCAGTACCCGCGGATGGATGCATAGTTGATGCAGGAGTAAGCGAGCATGTTATGCTCATAGCAACACAGACAAATGGCGCAGCACATACACTAACAGTTAAAAGCCAGTATGGGACCGCGGATGATCTTATAGTAACAATGGGAGCAACAACAGGATTTGAATTAATTTTGCTTGAAACTATGAAATATGAAATATTAAGTGGCACAGACCGCGGGAAAATATATGTTGATTTTGAAACTGGCTATGTTGGCAAAATATTTGCAGTAGCGACATTAAAATAATGGAAGATTTTAAAGTATTTTATTTTAAGAATAAAGAAACCGGCATAGTTTGGAGCGTGTCAAATGCGGATCATGTAAAAAGATTAATTAAAGATAAAAATTATGATCAGATCATCAAGGAAGAAAAAAAAGAAGATCCAATTATTAAAGATGCAGCAGAGGCAGCAAAAGAAAATATTGCGGCCTCTTCTTTTAAAAATGCAGGATTAGAAGAATTATCTAATAATTTTAAAGATCCAGAATTAAAGAAATTAAAGCGGGGTGTTAAGATTGGCAAAGTTAAATAAAACTAAGGTTACACCAAGCACAGCAGTTACAGCCGGCGCAGTAGTTACAATAACATTAGTAGGATCTAAGTCCGTATTATGGGTTATAAGCGGCAATGTATGGATAGACTTAAATGGTAGATCAGATTTAACAACATTAAATGGTTTTAAATTAACCGCAAATACAACAATGGATTTGGAAACCTCTAATATTATTAGTTTTATATCAGATGCAGCCGGCGCAGCTATTCAGATCATGGAATGGGGGGTGATTTAATGATATTTGCAGGCAATACGGGAAGTATAACCGATTCCATAGCAGCCATAAACACATATAAAAAACAAAGTAGAATTATTTCGCCGGTTGAAATAGGAATAATACCGACATCCAACCAACCGGCAAACGATAGCGTTTTATTAGTTAGTAGCAGCGCATCCGATACACAAATAATTACGATTTGGGGCATTGATAACGCCGACGTTGTACAAGTTAAACAATATATATTAACCGGAGTTACACCAGTTGTTAGCACATTAGCGGTTAATAATTGGAAGAAAATTTATGGCGCATATTTAGGAGATTCCACAGGCGTAATATCAAAAAGGGCAATTGGAAATATTTTAATCCAGAAACAAACGGGGCCGGCAACAATAGATACTATTGCAATTGGTAAGGTAAGTTGTGGTATGCAAAAGTTTGCAATTGTAGGAAAAAATGTAAGCATACAATTATTAAGTGGTAACGTTTGGGTGGATCTATTAAATAGTGAGGCATTAACATTAGACAATGGTTTTAAGTGTAGCAGCGGTAGTGTAATAGAATGTAATTTAGTAACAGGCATTACATTAGTAAGCGACGCGGCGACAGGCACAGGCCAGATATTAGTATGGGAGGGGTGAAAAATGGGCGTAACATCCGGTTTAGTAGTAGATTTAACACCTCTAACAACAACACCATTAACCGTAATAGTAGCGCCAATAACAGCAACCTCAGAGTTTGCGACAAAAAAAATCTTAACAACAGCAACATTAATTAATGCAACCGGCACCGATTTAATAGGGCGTAAAAATGTTACGATTCAAAATAATGGATTAAGCGCTATATATATATCTAATAAAATTACAGTTAGCAAAACAGAAGGTATTTTTATTGGCGCAGGCGCAAGTGGATCATTTGACGTAGATGTAAATGTACCAACGCCAATATATGGGATCAGTTATGGCGTTGCAAATATTGTATCTATAGTGGAGGTATAAAAATGCCAACAATAAATAGCTTTAAAAGCGTTGATAATGTTACAAGCAATATAATAACAGGAACACTTTATAATGGTATTGCCAATTTTACATTTGCAGCAGGGGAAACCATAAAATATATGCTACTTGAAATACCTACAGATGTAGCGTGCCAATATGTTGTACAAGGGTTAACAATTCTACCTTATGATAAAACATTTAAAATTTCACTTATAGAAGGGGTAACATCCATGAATACCGGATCACCAATAATAGCAATAAATTTAAACAGGAATTTTTCTGATATTCCAGTTTGTACTTATTCCATTAACCCAACCGGCGTTTATGGCGGGGAAGGATCTATTATAAGTGATTTTAAACCGTATATTAGGCAAAACGATTTTCCCCAAGCATCCAATATTCTGAAAGAAAATGTTGAAAGGTTATTAAAATTTAGTAAGAAATATTTATTTAAATTTGAAAGAGATACAGACACTAACAGTTTAAGTTTGCAATTTAGATGGATTTGGTTTGCAAATTAGGAGGTTGAAAGATGGCAATAACAATTGA